CTCCATCTCCTACACCACTGCTGAGTACACCGCTGATGTGCAGCAGTTCCAGGTGCGTACTGACCTGCTGACCGTTGTTAAGGACCTGCGTAAGCGCAACGTTCCTACCTTCGCTGATGGTCTGTATCGTTGCATCTGCGATCCCACCTTCATGATGCACCTGCGTCGTGATCCTGACTTCCGTGAGATCGCACGTTACAGCGGCAATCCTGGTCAAGGCATGTACATGGGTAACCCCATGATGCCTAACAACTCCAGCTTCTACATGGGTCCCCAAGCTGGTCAGGGCTACTTCCTGGCTGGTGAGCCTGTGATGCCGACTGGTGTTCAGTTCGAAGGCGTGAAGTTCTTCGAGTCGACCAACTTCCCAAGCAAGACTGTGTCTGCTACCTTCGCCAGCGACGGTGCAAACACCTTCTCCAACCAAGAGGTTGCCCAAGGTTACTTCTTCGGTCCTCAGTCGATCGGTGTGGGTATCGGTGGTCCTAACGCCCAGGTGCTCATCAACAACAACGACGACTTCAGCCGCTTCATCATCCTGATTTGGCAACTGTACGCCGGCTTCGAGATCCTGAACAAGGACTTCGTGACCACTGCTTACAGCTTCGTGTCTGATGACGGCAGCATCTGATAATTAAATCATCTGTAAATAAAACGGAGAAATAAATGTCCTATCTTTCGTCTAAAAAGATCTATCCAGGTAACTGGACTAATGCTCTGAACGGCTGGTACAAGAACATCGATACCAACGATGACGGTACCAACAATGCTTCCAAGGCTGGCCCCACTTCTGTGCTGGCTGTCCCTGGCTGGCGTTATTTCCAGCAGCGTGGTTATGTGCCCATCACCTGGGCTTCCGGTGATGCCGCCACCTATGGCCAAACCATGGACGTGATCGTTCCTTCGCCTTACCGCCAGGACGACACCCGCCCCGACATCACCGGCATGGTGATCTCTGGTAGCTCCACTCAGCCTGCTTACATCTATCGCGCTGCGATGTCTGTGGCTTCTGGCTGGGGCGACAACCGTGCTGCTACTGGTATCTACGCCTCTACCGGCAACGTGGTGACCTTCTGCCGCAACGATAGTGGCCCTGTGGCTGTGACCGGTGTGGGCGAGCCTATCGCACAGGCCAACCTCACCTCCACCACCTCTGGCGACGCTGCTACGAAGATCTTCTTCGCTGCTGGCTCCCAGGCCCTGAGCACCACTCCTTTCCTGACCGCCACTGGCGCCACCGGCGTTGGTCCTTCCGGTCTGTATAAGGAGATCACCGGCGCTACCACCTTCAAGGTGTTCGCCCGTGGTACCAACACTGCTACCGGCGTGTCCGGTGGTGTGTACCTCGCCAGCGCTGATCAGAGCGCAGGCCTCAAGGGTTACATCGTGGTTGAAGTGTGCTACATCCAACCTGATGACGCACCTGGTTACGAAGATATCGATGCATATCTGAACAACCGCGTCGTCAGCTGAGTAAGTTAAACTAAGACCAGAAATTGTTTCTGGTCTTTATGCTTTACCAGCACAAAAAAACGGGTGCCCGTGTCAAGGTTGTAAGTGAATGGGATAACGGCGATTGGTTCATGGTCGAAGACCAGGACGGTCGCCTTTACACCGCTTACAAAACTGAATTGCTTCCTGATGAAGCGGCAACCAAAAAGGTTAAAACGCTTCAAATCAAAGATAAGGCGGCACAGGAAGAGCCTCGTTCTTTTCCACCAGAAACGCGTTTAAACATCAATACAGCAACCCCTCAGATGATCGCTGATCATATTAAGGGTATTGGCTTAAAGACAGCTCGTGAAATCAAAGATTTGCAGATGTCTTTATCGGGTGAAAAGTTTAATAGCCTGGAACAGCTCAGACAAATTAAACGTGTTGATTGGGAAGCTGTCTTATCCGCTGATCTAATCAGGGTCTGACAAGCACCTTTGTTCTCCCCTGGGAAACCAGGGGTTTTTTAGTCTTAAAATTAAAAATAAAACAGATGGCTGAACGATCAATTGTTGATATTGGCAAATATCTTCAGCGTTATGGCTTAAGAGTTGGCGAAAACCCAGCGTTTGGTGGTGTAGGAGGAGGGCACTCACCTACCGGTTACCACCCCAAAGGTCTTGCTATCGATGTAACTGATTGGCGTCCTGATGTAGCGCCTGCCTATGAAGGAGGAAAACCAATTCCCTGGAAGCAACGCACAGGCGAATTAAGCTGGCGTGCCAAACAACTTGGCTTATTTAGTGAAGCACTTGGCCCTGGCGATCCAGGCCATGACACCCATGTTCATCTGGCTCTTGAGGGCAAGAAATACATAACAGATCCACAACTTGAATGGCTTGCTACTGGTCGTTACAAAACACCAGAAGGAAAACTAACCGATGTAATGCCTGGGTCAACTGACCGACCTTCTACACAACTTCCTGTAACCGAAGGAGAAGGCCAAGAAGATTTATTGACTCTAGGTTTGTTGAACTTATTGCAGTCCAGCATCAAGAAACCAAAAACGTTTGAAGAAAGTATGACAGAAAACATGCTTGGCGAATTACTCTCTCCGGCTGAGAGTCCGGCCAAAATGTTCTTGCAGTCTTACATCTCAAGCCCACTGCCTTTTGAAGCATAGGTTCCTTACTTTATAATTAAACAATAACGACAAGTAGAAGTGAAGCTAAGCGATTTCGATAAAAGTCGCGTCAGGTATCACCTGGGTTATTTCACTGTCTCTGTCCCTGCGGGTGATTATGCTCGTTTGGAAGAGGCGATGAACACAGTTCCTGACTCTTACTTTTACGATAAAGTTGTTATTCAGCTCGGTCGTTGTGACACGGCAGAGAAACGTACTGAAGTCGCGACTGCTCCGGCAACACGACTGGAAAACATCGCTGGTGATGTTGACCGTACAATTAGGTCAAGTAATGCCAAAGAGGCATTGAAGGTTTGGGATGAGATTTATCTCTACGAAACCAATCGTCTTGCTGGCATCTTATACGTACCTAACTACAAGGATCCATTCCAAGCCCGATACCGTTATGAACGCTCAGGTGCGGAATTCATTCAAGCTTTACCTGGCCCTGCTGACACTGCAGTGGGTTCTCGTATTTATCTTCACAACACCTGGCGTTAATCATGGCCATTGATATCTTCAAAGCTATTAAAGCTGCTCAGCCCGTTTCTTCTGTGTTTCAACGGCAGAAACCTGCTGATAAAAGTGTTATTGAAATGCTAGCTGCGGGTGCTCCAGCGGCATCTGTTTATCAGTGGCCTGGCCAGAAAGAACCATATACTCAGCCTGTCACCAGGACTATTCCAGCTGGTTCTGAAACAACTACTTCAGCTGTACTGGCTTCTCCTGCTGAACGTGCATACGCAGCAGAGAAATCCCGTGTTGCTCAGATGGCCGCACAGAATCCAGACCTACAGCGCTACGAAGCAGCTCGCAAGACTGCTGCCGCACAAGGAGCGACCCCAGAGCAAGTGCAATCCGCAGAAGATATTGGGATGCAAATCTGGGCCGCCAAGCATGGTGGACTTGCTGCAAAAGTCAAGCCAGGTCAATCTGGATACGATGCAATCCAACGTCAGCTTGGTGCTGGAACCATGGGTCCTGTGACTGATTTGCCCTTTGCGCCAGACTCTCTTTTAAGCGAAGGAGCTGGTCAGTCCATTCCGACTTACGCAGGTGCTTCTGATTTACAACCTGTAGGAACTCCGGTAGACGCGTCTGATTTTGGCACGCCTCAAAACCAGTTCCAGGCACAGATGTTTAATCGGTTCTTGAGTGGTCAAGCTCAACCTGCAGTTGCTCCCCCTCCAACTAATCCTCAGGAAGCATCTTATGCTCAGGCTGGTGCGCTCCAACCGATTGACGGCCTATCGTTAGCTGGAGATTATTTTGAGACTCCTGCAGCCAAGCGACGCGCTGAATTGTTTGAAACTCTTTTAGCTCGCGCCAATTCTCGTTGATTTTCTGGCATTGCTTCGCATGTAAGCCCAGCCTGCTGGACACGAATCTTTGATTCACGGGGGCCAGTGTTGTTGCTTTAAACCAATGATTCTCTGTCCCAATTTTGTTAAACGTTCCCTGACTCATCTGGCAGTCGCACTTACTCTTCAAACAGTGTTTATTCCTGGTCTCAGGGCAAGTTCAAATTGGGTAGGAGGTTAAGCAGAAACCAATGTCTTACACCAGCGAACAACTTAAAGAAATTGCGAGACAAAAAGCTCGTGATTTCGGTGTAAATGAAGACATCTTTCTGCGTCTTGTACAAAAGGAATCAGGCTGGAACCCACGAGCCAAAAGCGGTGCGGGTGCCATGGGCTTGGTTCAGTTGATGCCAGGCACAGCGCAAGGACTTGGTGTATCTAATCCATACGATCCAGTCCAAAGCCTTACTGGCGGCGCTCGTTATCTGAGCCAACAACTGAAACGGTTTGGTTCTTACGACAAAGCACTGGCTGCTTACAACGCAGGTCCAGGAAATGTTGAACGATATGGTGGTATTCCGCCATTCAAGGAAACGCAAAATTACGTGCGAACAATCCTTGGCGGTACCAACCCACAAGCCAGGCCCCAGCCTCAAGAAGAACAAAAAACAAACGTTCAAGACTTCTTGAAAGGGTTCCTTTTGAAGAATCTGTTATTCAATCAACAGTCAGAAACACCCTCGATGGGAGAGCAGATTTTAAAAACTGCATTCCAGCGCCCACTGACTGAAGTTGAAACAGACCTTTCAACGGCTTCTCTGTTTACACCTAGATCGCCGTTCCTGGAAGCTCTGACACAGTTTTAATGATATAGACTTCACTTCGGTGGAGTCTTTTTATTTGGCTCATATTGAGCTGCACCTATTAAAATAGTTGTAACAAAACCGTTGTAGCACTTACAAGGAGAAAGGAATTGTCGTCAACAAGCTCGAATAAACAGCCGCTTTTTATTGATCGTCCGCTGTTTGATTCTGTCCGAGTCACCACTCAGACGGTTGGTAGCCAGGCAGGAAACACCTTATTTGTGCAAGGTGGCCAGGCTCCTTCCATTCTTGTTGACATGGACGCAGCGCTTGCCGAGGATAACAACAGTGGTGGAATGGTTGATTCCATTACGATTGCCCGCAACGACGCTTATCGCGCACCAGATTATACGGTAAATGCATCGACTTCTGGTACTGTTATTGCACTAGCTAGCGGTCAGATTGTTTACGTTCAGTCTGCAACTGTTCTTACGAACGGAACTGCGAGTGGCATTGGTTACTACACCTATACCGGCGCAGCTACTTTGACGGGCGTCAATACAGCAATTAACTACTCTGGCGCAACGGTGAGTGGTTTTACGTATCAGACTGCTGCTTATGCCAATCAACCAGCAGTGACGTTTGTGTTTTATCACACGCGTAATACAACCACTCCAATTCCTGCAAGCGGTGACTTCCGCCTTCTCTTCAGCAAAACTGTCCCAGCAGGGAGTGGTGTTGTGGATTGTTCGGATGTGATGCCACACCTGGCTGTTCCAATGCCCAGCGCAGGCAATACAAACGGTCTTGGCCCCAGTGCCCCCTTACGCAACAAAGGGATCTACCTGGAGCGCGGCGACCGTATTTATGTGGGTGTATTCGCAGAAGGTCCAAACATCTCTGGATATACCCCAGGTGCACACATTTATGCACAGGGCGGTTTCTTCTAAAGAATGGCTTCCAACGGGGTCGGTAAAATAGGATCCTTTAATAACTTTCAACGAGCGAAAGACAAGGATCCTTTTCGCTTAAAACCAATCACAACAGAATTCTCCAAAGGATCGGTACCGGATTCTTTGAGTGCAATCAACCGTGAATCGGCTTGGTCTCGTTGGCGCCGTGGCTATGAATTAGCCACAGCAAGCACATACGACAACGATTACACCTATAACTTCCAATATCAAATCCCTGTTCCGTCTGGAACACCAAGTTCGGTCGTCAATCCAAACCCAATTATTTCGGGTGCTTTTGTTGGGTTCCCAACGACCAATAAAG